GCAGCTTCTAAAGAAGCCTATGATAATGCTAAAGGTTTTGGCCTTTCATTTATCCAGGGTGCTTGGGATGGAGCCGAACAAATTGGTTTCACTGTGGCAGAACTTGCTGATTCAGCATTTGACATGGAAGATCCAAACTACTTTCTTAACTATGCAAAGAGTATAGAAATACAACCTGAAGAGTGGAATCAGTCAGGACAAGCTGCAATGCAAGCCTCAACCGCTAATGCACTTGCAGGTGGTGCAGGTCAGTTCTTAGTAGGTTTTGTACCAGCTCTTAAAGCCCTACAAGTATTTAAAGCTTCAGGAAAGGTTATGCCTTGGATGAAGAAAGTTGTAGGTACTGGTGTAGCAGGTGCAGTAACAGACTTTGCTGTGTGGGACTATACAGAGAAGAGAGCTGTGGACTACCTAGAAAGCTTTGGTGATGAGATGTTAAACGAAGCAGTAGCTGAATTTAAAACAGATCCTGATGCAGCAATGCCTAAGATTAAACAATACTTAGGTGAAGTGCTTACGTCAGAAACAATACAGAACTTAAAGTTTGATGACACTATCACAGGCTATAAAGAAAATGGTGAACCTATCTATGCAGACAACGCTCTTCAAGGTAGAACTAAACAAGCCTTAGAAGGTTTTGTATTAGGTAAAATATTAGACCCTGTCATGGGAGCCTTAGGCGCCCTGGCTAGACTTAAGAAACCTGTTAACAAAGCTTATGGTCAAAAAGACGTACCTCTTAAAGATGCTGATCCTAAGAATGTAAATACCTTTGGTGAGACTGTTAGTTTCCTTAAAGGTGACCAAGTAAGAGTTGGACGTAAAGCAGCTGAAGTAGTAAGTGATCCTAAAAACGGAAGTGTTAAACTTAAGTTCAGAGATGGTTCAACTAAAGTAGTTAAAGAGACAGAGATTTCTACACCTAACCTTACTAAGAAACAAAAAGCAGATTTATTAGGTAAGCAAGATTTAACTCCTTCTACTAAAACACAGAAAGCATTTAATAAAGCTTGGGAAGCAGGTGATAGAAAAACTGCTACTGCAGCTTTAAGAGAAACATTTGAACCTCTAGTAGACAGTATTGATAATATTACTGACATGAACAAGCTATTAGCACATGCTAATGAACTTGCCGAAACTGCTGTAAGAAGTTCTAGAGGATGGAAGATTGCAGCTGAGACTGCACAAGGACAAAACAAAAAAGCTAACCAACACATTGGTACAGCACTAGCCAAAACTAAACAATTAGATTCTAGTATCTTAGCTATTAACTTAGTAGACGTGTCTATGGCTAAACGTATGAAAGAAGCCGGTCGCTTAAGAACCTTAGCTCTAAATGGTAAAGGTAAAGGAATGACTAGAGAGCAGTATAAAGAGATAGTAGCAAATGCATATGCTATGTCACAGTATGCTAAATCAATTAATGGTGAAGTAGGTAGAGCTCTTAATATACAAAAGTTTACTAAAGCTAATGGTCAGATGGACACTGACAAAATGTTTACTGAAATTGAAAAGATGGGTTGGAACAATTTAGATGACCATGCTCGAAGAGCTAGTCAGATAGATGTTAACAATTCTAAAATGTTAGACTCAATGGGTGAACGTAATTGGATGAAGGCATGGACAGAAGGGTTTATTAACTCAGTCTTATCTCCTACATCCTTAGGTATCAACATGACCTCTAACGCTATTATGATGATAGCTAGAACTGCTGATATACACATGGCAGCATTTAAAGGTGGCGGTGGTATTACACACAAGCAAGCCTTTGCTCACACCTTAGGATACCTACAGGCTATCCCTGAAGCTTTTAGATTGATGTATAAATCATACAAAGCTGACCATGCAATGTTCTCAAACAATAAGAAATGGGTTAACGAATTCCAACCTAAAGCAGCAATTACCTCAGATAACCTAGGCTTCCAAGGAGCTAAAGGTGCAGAGGTTACTGGTATGAAGAAATCAATGAATGTTACTATTGATACTATCGGTAAGATATTCCGAGGTGTACCAGGTGGTGTTCGTTCTATGATGGCTACCGATGAATTCTTTAAGGTACTAAACCACAGAGCTTACTCTATGAAGATGGCAGTTGAATCTGTTGAACAGAGTGGCGCTAGTGTAATGAAGAACCCTCAAGGTTATGCTAAAGGAGTTATGGATCGTTTTAATAGTATCCAAAATTCTTCTAAATCAAAAGCACAGCAAGGAGGATTTGGTTCTAAAGCAGCAGACAATCTAAAAAGACATACTGAAGCTATGGAAGAAGCTCACCTAGCTACATTCACAAATGATTGGGGACCAAACTCAGAGAAGGTATATAAGACACTAAGGTCTCAACCTTGGACATCTTTGATATTACCTTTCGTTAGACAGCCAGTAAACAACATGTTGTACCTAGCTAAGTCTACTCCAGGTCTTAACCTAATGAGTAAACGTATGTCTAAAGAATTAGCAGCAGGTGGTGCAAGAGCTCAGATTGCTCAGGCACATCTTAATGTTGCTTCTATGGTATGGGCGTATGCATTCATGACAGCCTTCAACGAAGGTGGAAAAATCATGGGTAACCCTAAGGGTGCTCAAGGTTCTCGTACTGAAGCATCTGACTTAGGTATTGATCCTAATACATTTAAGAATGATGATGGTGATTATGTTAACTATCGTGGTGGTGAACCTGTAGCAGGACGTTGGGCTATTGCAGCTGGACTAATGCATCAATGGATGAAAATCATGAATGAAGCAGGACCTAACATGACTGATGAAGAAGTAGAACAAGCATCATGGGACATGGTATTACAAGGTGGGTTAACTGTTATGGATAACTTTAAAGATCAATCTTCATTGAGAGGTTTAGAAAACACTCTTAAAATGTTTGAAGGTGGTACACACAGTTCATTTAAGAAGCGTACTGAGATGATGTTGGTAGGTTGGATACCTAATCTATCAGGTCAAATTAAGTACATACGTGAATATTTCTTAGACGAAGATCAAGTTAGATATTCAGCAGAAGGTATATCAGAAGAGTTTCAGAAACGTTTAGGTGGTGGTGAGATTGTACAACTAAATGCTTTTGGTGATGCTATGCCAGGTGCTCATCCTCAGATGTTAGGTGAAGTATTAGGTAATGATTCTAAATATAATCCTGCTAACTATCTTCCTACTAATATTAGAAAGACTAAAGGCTTTGAAGAACCATGGCAGAAAGAAATTATCAGAGTTAGAGAAAATCTACCTGGTGAAACTGTATTAGGTCAAGTACCTAAGTCTATTAAAAATATTAAGATTGATAATAGAGAGCGCCATAACTTATTAAAGTTTGTTAAACATCTTAAGTTAGGTGGTAAAGATCTTGGACAAGCTATGTCTAAAGCTATGAAATCACCTAGATATAAAAGGTCACCGGATAAACGTAAGGCTCAACAGTTAGGTCAAATATATCAAGCATATATGAAAGTAGCTCAAACAGCTCTGTTATCAGATGCAGCTTCTTACTTTAAAAACCCTGTTAAGCATAGACAGACATCCCAATGGAAGAAACTAGGATTAGTTGACTATGGCAGAAGTAAGAGTCTTGCAGCTATTAACGCACGTGAGAAAGCTAAAGATACTAATCGTTTACTTAACTCAACAGATGAGCGAAGACTAAATGTAGACGCTATTGAAAACAAAGTTGATGGTGGCTATAGCTCAGCACGTAACAAACTAGATAAACTATTTAATTAACACAAGGACAAAATAATGGCAAAATCATATGTCGAATATCCAGGGGATGGTACCACTACAACTTATGCGGTTACCTTCCCTTACCTTGCTAAGATACACGTTCATGTGTTGATTGCAGGTGATGAAACAGATGAATGGGAATGGTTAACACCAAGCTCTATTCAACTTAATACAGCTACTACTGAGCTTATAACTATTAAACGAACTACTCCTACAGAGCCTTTAGTAGACTTTACTGATGGCTCAGTACTAACAGAGAACCAACTTGATATAGCAACTATACAATCGCTATATGTAGCTGAGGAAACTCAGGATACAGTTCAGGACAAGTTTGATACTGATATTGAAGATGGTGGTGATGGTGTTAACTGGAATGCTCATGGCAAGAAGATTGTTAATGTAGCTAATGGCACTAACCCTCAAGATGCAGTTACAAAAGCACAGTTAGATGGTGCTGCACCAGGTCTTGCAGCTGAAGTAGAGAAAGCTGAGAACGCTGCGGATGCAGCTGAGGCTTCTGAGAATGCAGCTAGAGTTTCTGAGAGTGCAGCTAAGGTCTCTGAAGATAATGCTAAG